GCCCTCAAGGCCTGAAAGGCGATACCGGTGATACTGGCCCAGCAGGCCCGCAAGGGCTGAAAGGCGATACAGGCGATACCGGCCCAGCGGGCCCGCAAGGCCTGAAAGGCGATACCGGTGACACTGGCCCAGCAGGCCCACAGGGGCTGAAAGGTGACACTGGCCCAGCAGGCCCTCAAGGCCTGAAAGGCGATACCGGTGACACTGGCCCAGCAGGCCCTCAAGGCCTGAAAGGCGATACCGGTGATACTGGCCCAGCAGGCCCGCAAGGGCTGAAAGGCGATACAGGCGATACCGGCCCAGCGGGCCCTCAAGGGCCGAAAGGCGATAACGGTGATACCGGCCCGGCAGGCCCCGAAGGCGAAACGCCAACGATCATCGACAACGGTGACGGCACCTACACCGTAGCCACAAGCACTCAGTCGGTAACGCTTGAGAGTGCTAAGCGCTCACGGATATACAGCACCACTACCAATTCATCAGGGCAATGGTCGGTGAACTACGCAGCCGACTTCTCTGCGGTCGACTTTGTATCGCCGCAAGCAGTGCACGAAACCGGCGACATTGGCGAGCAAAAAATAGCCACCCTGCATCAGTTTAGCGGCAGCTCTGCGAATGGCCGGGTCGTCGAGGGAAATGCGATCGTCGCCGTGCTGTTAGGCGGCGGCGAAGGTCTTGAGTATTCAGAGGCGGGCGTAACCGTTCTGGTTCGCGTTGAAGGCCAGCCTCCCGTTACCCCTTAGAGGAAAACCCCATGCACATAAAACATCAACCACGCGCCAGTGCGCGAGGCGGCAGCGCTACGTCTGCCAAAAATGCCATCAGCGCCAGCGGCGAGCTGCTGCTCTACGGGATTATTGGCGACTGGTGGGACGATCTCGACGCACTGGGCGTTGTGCGCCAGCTTGAGCGGATGGATGGCGACGAGATCCGCGTGCGCATCCACTCCGATGGCGGCTACATCACCGAAGGCTTGGCGATTTACAACGCGCTTAAAGGCTCGTCCAAGCGCGTTCACGTCACTATCGACGGCATTGCGGCCAGCATGGCCAGCGTGGTCGCTATGGCGGGCGACACTGTGGTCATGCCCAGCAATAGCTTTCTGATGATCCACAAGCCGTGGAATCGGGTGGCGGGCGACGCAGAAGAACTGCGGCGCAGCGCCGACGTGCTAGACCAATTTGAAGAGTCTTTGATCGGCTCCTATCACGCGCGCACCGGCATCGCTGAAGACCAAATCAAAGCCATGCTCGCTGCCGAAACGTGGATCAGCGCCAGCGAAGCTGTCGATATGGGCTTTGCCGACAGCATCACCGATCCTCTGCAGGCGGTCGCCCAGTTAGACCTCAGCGCCTTCGGCAATGTGCCGACGGCGGCTGCCCAACTGATTTCAATCACTCCGACGCCGCCGGCGCCGGCTAACCCCGCAGCGCAAGCTGCAACACCCCAGCAAAACTTGGAGGGCGTTATGCCTCAAGCTAATAAACCCGATGACGCGCCGGCAAATCCGCAGGCGCAGCAGCAACCCACTCCCCAGGCGAACGCGACTGACGCTGTTGCCGCCGTGGAGCAAGAGCGCCGCCGCGTGGCGAACATTCGCACCCTGGGTAAAACTCACCGCCTCACCGATGACGAAGTTGGCTCAATGATCGACGACGGCACCGATGAGGCCCAGGCGCGCAGCAAGGTGCTGGATATCCTCGCCAGTCGCGATGAGCAAACTATGCCTCGCGGCCACGTCAGCGTGGTCGGCCACGACGGCGAAGCCCTGCGCGAAGGCATGAAAGCGGCGATCATGCACCGCGTCAACCCGGCGCAAAATGTCCTGCCTGATGCCGCTCGCGAATTCCGCGGCATGTCGCTCATCGATATGGGGCGCATGGTCATTGAAGTGGGTGGTGGTACCGCGCGCGGCATGACGCCCATGGAAGTGGCAGCCAAGGCGCTGTCTACCTCCGACTTCCCGGCCATTCTGGCCGACGTTGCCAACAAAACCCTGCGCGAAGGCTACGAGGCTGCGCCACGCACCTTTATGCCATTCTGTCGCGAGACCGAGGCAAGCGATTTCAAAAACATCAATCGCGCCCAGCTGGGTGAAGCGCCAGAGCTGGAAAAGGTAAACGAGTCCGGCGAGTTCAAGTACGGCAAAATGGGCGAAGACAACGCCCAATACCGCCTGGAAACCTTCGGCAAAATCATCCCGCTTACGCGCCAAACCATCATCAACGATGACCTCGACGCTTTCTCTCGCGTGCCCACCGCCTTTGGCTCGGCAGCAGCAGAGCTGGAAAGCAACATCGTGTGGGGCTTGATCACCGATAACGTGAAAATGTCGGACAACAAAGCCTTGTTCCACGCCGACCACGGCAACCTCGGCACTGCTGGCGCATTGGATGTTGCCACGCTGACCGAGGCGCGCAAGAAAATGCGCCGCCAAAAGGGCTTGAACACCAGCCGCCCGCTGAACCTGATGGCGCAATACCTGATTGTGCCGGCGGCACTGGAAACCAAGGGTCAGCAGATCCTCAGCGAAATTCTCTCTGCTAAAGCGGCTGATGTGAACCCGTTCGCGGGCACGCTGCAGCTCATCGTTGAGCCTCGGCTGGATGAGAAAAGCGAAACCGCTTGGTACCTGGCGGCGGCGCCATCGCGCATCGACACCATTGAATACGCCTACCTCAGCGGCGAGCGTGGTGTCTACATCGAAACCCAGCAGGGCTTCGACGTGGATGGCGTGAAGATCAAAGCGCGCCTCGACTTCGGTGCGGGCGCTATCGACTATCGCGGCCTGTTCAAAAACGCAGGCGCATAACCCTTCAGCCTTCAGCGCTGCCCGTGGTGGGTAGCGCTTACCATTTTGAGGAATTTACTCATGGCTACAAACTTTGTTCAGCACGGCAACGTGCTTACGGTTGTTGCGGCGGCGGCTGTCGTTAGTGGCGACCTTCAGGTCGTTGAAGATGCCTTTGGCGTTGCGGCTACCAGCGCCGATACTGGCGAAGAGTACGAGCTGGAAATCGGCGGCGTATGGGAATTGCCTAAAGCAACCGGAGCCAGTACAGGCGGCAACGCGCTGGCGGCGGCGTATTGGGATGCTGCAGCCAAAAAGGTCACAGCAGACGACAATGGCGGCGCTAACGCCAAAATTGGCGTGTTTGCATCGACGGCAGCCGATGGTGATGAAACCGCCACTGTGCGCCTGAATAGCACCTTCTAATGGCGCTATTCGACCGCTGCGCAAAGGTGTTAAACACCGGCGTGCAGCAGGTGTTCGGCAACCCCCTGCGCATACCAGACGGCCACGGCGGCCAAACGGTTGTGCGCGGGGTGCTCACCGAGGATGTGGAGTTCATGCTGGATTACCAGCAGGCTCCCGTCAAAGTGGCCACCATCGAGGCGCACCGGCAGGATATTTTGCACCTTAAGCCTGGCGATGTGCTGCAGGTGGTCGGCGGTCGGGATTGGGTGTATGACCAGCGCGTCAGTGACGATGGTCATTTCATTGTGGTGATCGTGAAGTGATAGAGCTGAAGCTGAAAAACATCGATCAACTGCGCAAAGCCTACGACCCCAAGCTGGTGGCCACTGCCCATAAGCGAGCCATCAACCTGGCAGAGCGCAAAGCCAAAACCGAGGTAAGTCGTCGTGTGCGCGCTCGGTACGCGGTGAAGGCGAAAGACGTCTCTGCTGCAGTAAAGGTTAAGCGCGGCAAGAATGATCCGACCATAGAGCGCGCACTGATTTACACCGGCTACGCAATGCCGTTGCGGCGCTTCTCCACGCTCAAGCCGTCGCGCATCGCTACGCCAATAGGTCGGCGCTACGGCGCCAAGGCACGGGTACTCAAAGCCAGCAAGCAAAAACTGACCGGCGGTTTTGTTATGCCGTTAGGCAACGGTACTAAGCTTATTGCGCAACGCAAAACCAAGCAAAGCGACAGCGCCACTAGGCAGCTGTTTGGGCCTTCTATCCCTTCAATGGTCGACTCGCCAGCAGTGCTGGCAAGTGTGGCGCGAACGGTCGAAAAAACGCAGCGCGACGAGTTCGAGCGCCAAATGAAACTGCTGCTGGAAAAGGCGGGCTATAAATGATCAACGAAATACTCGCTCACCTTCAGGCCAGTGTCAGTGGTTTTAATCGCATTGAACTCGCCTGGACTCTGGAGCCGGTCGAAGACCTTAAAGGCGAGGTGCCATTGCTAATGGTCTACCCCGGCGCCGACAAGGCCGCTGCTAATGACTTTGATGGCATCACTCGGCAAAAGGTAGTGCGCCATATTGAGTTGTTGTTCGTCGATACCGTGGCGAATCTAGAGGCCAGTCGCAAGGCTGTGCAACAGCAGCTGCTGGGCTTTCAGATTGGCGATGACTGGCTGCCTTGTCAGTTTGTACAGGGCGACGTGCAAGGCATTCGCGGCAGCCACATCTGGTGGCGCGATATTTACATGACGGCTGAGCATATTCGCTCCAGCTAACTTTTCACACCCACTCACTTAACCCCTACAGGAGGCTGTAATGGCCCGTTCTGGCGGCAGCTATTTGCGTGACGAAAATGGCGATGAGCATTTGCTGCATCGCACTGAAGAGGCCCCTCGCGGGCGCAAGGTGGCAGAGGATGACGCCGCCATTCCATTTGATGTTGAGCCGGTATTCGAAGGCCCAACAGACCCTGAAACCGATGACAACACCAGCGAAAGCGAGGAAGGCTAATCATGCTCTACCGCAAAAAATACGTGCTTGCCAAAATCGAAAGCACCTACGGCACCGACCCGACCCCAGTGGGCGGCGATGCCATCCTAACCAAAAACTGCCAGATCAGTCCGCAGCAGGGCAACCGCGTGAGTCGCGACTTAGACCGCGCGTCCCTGGGTAACGACGTGGAAATTGCCACCGGCCTGAACACCAGCATCAGCTTTGATGTAGAGGTGGCGGGTGCCGGTGTTGCCGGTGACGCGCCTGGCTACGGCACCTTGTTGCGCGCGTGCGCGTTCTCTGAGGTAGTAACGCCGGGTACGTCTGTGGTGTATTCGCCAGTGTCCAGCGGCTTTGAGTCCGTCACGCTGTATTACTTCCATGATGGCGAGCTGCACAAAATGACCGGCGCACGCGGCACGGTGAGCTTTAACCTAAGCCGCGATGGCATCCCGATGATGAGCTTCACCTTCACCGGCCTGCACAACGCGCCTACCGAGCCGGTCGTCATCACGCCCGACACCAGCGCCTTCATTAAGCCGCTGCCGGTTACCGAGGCCAACACGCCGGTATACACCGTGGACGGTTTCGATGTGCGCGCCGAAGAGTTCACCCTGGATATCGCCAACAGCGTGGTCTACCGCAATGTGGTGAACAGCGAGTCGGTGATCATTACCGACCGCGCGCCAGCGGGTACGCTCAAGTTTGAACAAGAGCGCATTGCCGACAAAAACTTCTGGGCGCTGGCCGAGGCCGAAACCCTGGTGCCGGTTGCCATTGAACATGGCACCACAGCAGGCAACATCGTCGCCATTGATGGCGCGCGCGTGCAGCTAAGCCAGCCAACGCTGAACGACAGCGACGGCCTCAGCGTTATGGGCATGAACACCCTGTGGGTGCCCTCCGATTCGGGTGATGACGAGGTGACCATCACGGTCAAATAACCGCGTTATCTACTGGGCAGGGTGCCCGTCCGTCACCCTGCTCAGGCCCGATCCTTCCTACGGACACTATCAACAACTGAACACCCAACATTAACGGACAAACGGACCGAGGTATCACCATGGGCATTAAACTCGCCACCAAAAACACCGTAAAAACCACCATCACCTGCAAGGTGCCATCCAGCAAGCGCGCCGGCTACGACCGCCAAACCTTCGAGGCGGAAATTAAAAAACTGTACGGCGACGAGAAGAAAGACTTTCTCGAAAACATTCACGAGCGTCTAGATGTGGATATCGCTCGCGAAATGGTTGTAAAGCTCAACAAGCTGGACTGGTTCGCCACCGACGAAAATGGCGATGCGCTGAAGCTTAGCGACGACGTACTCGCCGACTTCTTCGATGTGATGGAAGAGAAGGGCGTGGACTACGTAATGGCCCCGCTCGCCAGCGAGTGCGTGAAAGTGCAAGACGAAGGCTTTCGCCGGATGCTTGAAGCAAAAAACTAGAGGCCGCTGGGCGGCAATGGGTGCAGCCGCCTGGTAAAGACGGCACCGAAGAAGACCGCGAATGGCTAAACCTGCCAAGCGCCACTGAGGCAGAGGAAGAAGATTTCTACCTGCTGCCTGAAAACCACAAAGCGTGGGAGCTCTTCTGCGCGTGCAGCACCCAATGGCGAGTGGGAATGGCCGGCCCTACCGGGCTTGACTACCCCGCCGTCGAATCCGTTATGCGAATGTTCTACGTGAAACAAAAACACCAAAAAGACCTGCTCTGGCGCATACAGCACCTGGAGCGGGGCGCCCCTGCCGCCTGGAGTGACAAAGCCAATGGCTAGTCCTAAGCAATTCAAAACCGCCATCGTGATCACCGGCAATGCCGACGGCGCGATAAAGGTGACCAAGGCTACCGAGCGCCAGCTCGGCAAGCTGGAGAATCGCGGCAAAAGCGTCAGCGCACAACTGAGTAATATTGCCGGTACCGGCATAAAGTACGGCGCCGCTCTGGCAGGCGCGGCAGCAGCAGGCGCGGCAGTTATGATCAAGCGCCAGCTCGACATCATCGACTCTACCGCCAAAGTCTCCGACAAGCTCGGCATAGCCACTGAAAAACTCACAGCACTACGGCTGCAGGCAGAGCTCACCGGCGCCGGCAGCAAAACGCTCGATATGGGCTTGCAGCGCATGACCCGCCGAGTCGCAGAGGCTGCGCGCGGCACTGGCGAAGCGCAAGAGGCCATCAAGCAACTGGGGCTAGATGCCACTGAGCTGGCCAAGCTCGCCCCTGACCAGCAGTTCGCCGCGATCGCCGATGCCATGGAAGGCGTCAGCAGTCAGGGCGAGCGCGTACGCTTGTCTTTCAAGCTCTTCGACAGCGAAGGCGTTGCCCTGGTCAACACTCTGCGCGGCGGCAGTGCGGCTGCGCTCGAGGCCCAGCAGTTCACCGAACAGTGGGGGCTGGCGCTGAACCGCGTAGATGCCAGCAAAATCGAGCAAGCCAACGATGCCATGGCGCTGGCGAGCCGGGCGGCAGAGGGTTTTTGGAAGCAGCTCACCGTGAAGGTCAGTCCGGCCATAACAAAGGCAGCTGAAGAGGCCCTTGGTCTCGCTGAGGGATATGGTACAGCTGCCGAGCTCGCTGATGCTGCCGTTGACACGATTGTTGACGGCCTGGACTCGCTGGCAAACGCGGCCGTGGTGGTTGGCGCTGTAATGGCTGCTCGGCTTTATGGCCCAGCAATTCAGGGCTACGGGGCTATGACGGCAGCCCAGGTGGCAAACACGGCCGCCAGGCTAAAAAGCAATTTTGTTGTCTATGAGGGCGCGCGAGCAGAGGCTATTAATGCTGCGACATTGAAAAAAAGCGCACTTGCCGAAGCTACAAAAGCTCGCGCAACGGTGGCGGCAGCGGCTGCTGAAGTCGAATCACAGAGGGCAGTGCTCGGCTCCATTAAGAGCGAAATGCAGCTTGAAATGGTGCGCCATAAAGCGCAGATAAGTCAGGCTGGCCGGACGGCGTCTCAGCAGCGAATGATCGCTATCCGGGGTGAGCTGGCTGTAGCGACTGCGGCGCTGACCAAAGCAGAAGCGGCGCACGCGGCGACCCTTAATGCTCAGGCGGCTGCGACTGCGCGCGCCACTGCTGCCACGGCCAGCTATGCCTCTGCCGCGACTGCTGCAACACTAAGTGCGCGGGCGTTGGCCGCTGCGGGGTCTATTGCGTCTGGTGCAATGGCGATGCTGGGCGGGCCTGTGGGGGTTGCGGTTGTTGCTGCCGCTGGGCTTTATGCCTTCAGGGAAGAGCTCGGTTTGGTTGACACAACGGCGCGCACCGTTGCGAATGCGGTTTCTGACCTCTCTGATGAAATACGCGATCTCGACAGGGTCACCACTGAGGCGAATATTCGCGCGCTTGAGTCGGCAAAGGCGGACCTAGAGCGGCGCGCCAAGGACATCAGGTCGGCTAATCTTCGCGGCACTGGTGCGCTCAAAAACCGTGGTGGCATTTTAGGCTTTAGTCGTGACCAGTTGCACGGCGAATCTGAGGCTTTGAGTGAAGTTGAGTCCTCGTTGGCGATGCTGACAGGGCAGCTAGACGCCTTTAATGACCGGCTAGCAGACATAGAGGCCGAAAAGGAGGCCCGCCGGAAGCGGGAGCTGGAGCAAGAGGCAGAGAAAAACAAAGAGATCAGCGCGCGAATCGCTTTGCTCAAAGAGGAGAACGCACTCTTAAAGCTGGGCTACACCCTGGAAGAAGCAAAATTTATAGCTGCATATGCGTCAGCCAATGCCGTTACGCAGGCGCTGATGCGACAGCAGCGAGAGCAAAAGGGGATCGTTGACGGTTATAAAGAAGCTGAAACAGCGGCGAAAAAGCTGTCTAAAGCGGCTGAAAAAAGCGCTCAAGAGCTTGCCTCCAAGCTTGATAATTTTTTGTCAGACGGTTTCGACAGCAAGGCCTTTGAGGCATTCGACCAGCTCGGTAAATCCATGTACGGCGTGGTCGATGCGCTGAATGAAATGGTGGATCGCCAGTCGGCGTTCAACGAGCTGAAAGCGGCAGAGGGCATTACTGCCGAGCAGGTTGCCAAAATCAACGCCCAGCATGCGCAAAACCAGATCGCCGCCTACGGCGATATTGCTGGCGCAGCGAAGGGCTTTTTTAGTGAGGGCAGCAAGGGTTACGAGGCGCTTCAGGCAGCAGAAAAAACCTTCCGCTTGTTTGAAATTGCTATGGCGGGCAAGGCGCTGGCAGCCAAGTTGTTTACCGTGGAAGCGTCAACCTCAGCTGCTGTTGCAAGTGTCGCCCCGGTTGTCGCGGCTGAAGGCGCAAAAGCCACGGCAGCAGGCACGGCCGCCGCGGCGTCTTCTATGGTGGGCACGCCTTTCCCGGCAAACCTTGGGGCGCTGGCGGCGACAGTTGCCGCGCTGGCTGCGATCGGCGTGATTATGAAGGGTAGTGGTAGTGGAGCGTCTGCTCCTACCGCTGGCCAAACATACGATGCAGCGATGAGCAGTACCTCGGGTACCGTCTTGGGTAACCGTGAGGCGTCTGAATCCCTCTCTGAAAGCATGGATATTCTGGCTGGTTTGGCTGATTCTCAGCTCGGCTACACCATGCAAATGGCGCAATCGCTTCGGAATATTGAGGCATCTTTTGTGGGATACAGCGGTGCCGTTGCCGGGTTTGATGATAGATGGCAAGGCACTAACTTTGGGCTTATTACTGAGGGTATGTGGAGTGACCCCGAAAACCCGTACAAGGTCGCAAAGTACAAAACGCCAACGCTAGGTGAGGTTGAGGCAGGCGCGTTAATTGATCGCATGGCGGCGTCAAACGCCCAGCAGTTAGCGGATAAGGGCGGGGTCCTCACAGCGGCAGAGCGGTCTCTGCACAAGGGTGATATGGCACTTGCAAGGCTGTACACCAATACCGTGTCGGCGCTACTGGAAAGCACCAGCGAAGCTGTAGATATGCTGGGCCTGTCCATCAGCGGCAGCATTGCTGGCATCGAGATCAAGCCGTTTGATATTGATCCGCGTTGGGACAATGAGCAGGTTGATAACTATGTGTCGGCATACTTCAGCGCCCTGGGAGACACCATTGTTGGCGAAGTCGCGCCTGCGTTAGAGGACTTTCAGCAGGGCGGCGAGGGTTTGCTTGAAACGCTTACTCGCGTTGCGGGAGAAACCTTTGTCCTGCGTGACGCGGTTGACTCATTGGGGCTGGTGGCAGCGCAAACGCCTTTAGAGCTAATGTCTGTGGCTGACGCTCTTGGTTTGGCAGCGGGTGGCCTTGGTGATCTAACTGAAAACGTCACTAATTTTCTCGACTTCGCACTATCTGACTCAGAGCAATTCGAGCGTATTCAGCGTCAGGCGTCAGCGCTGTTTGATGGCCTCGACATGACGCTGCCGGGGACCCGAGAAGAGGTTACCAACTTCGTCCGCAGTCTCGACCTCACCACCGAATCAGGCCAGCAAGCCTTTACCGCCGTCACTGCGGCAAGCGAATTGCTGGGCGAGTTTTTCGACCAGCTGGAAGACTATGCCGATGCGGCCTATCGCTTTGATACGGCGCTGGGTATTGAGGATGGATCGAAGCCGCTGAGTGAAGCGCTGGCAGGTGTAGGGCTTAATCTGGATATCGTCGAAACCGCGGCTGCCGGTGGCAGTGTTGCGCTGCAAGCCTTGTTTGCCGATTTAACTGATACGCAAAAGGCGGGGCTTGAGCCCTTCGCGGATGCCATTACAGCGCTGCTGCCAGTGTCTAAGGATGCGGCGGCCATCCTTAATGAGCGCACCCAGCTAGAGACGCAATTACTGCAATTGCAGGGGAGTACGGCAGAGCTGCGCCGTCGGGAACGCGAGGCCATCGACGAGAGCAACCGCGCGCTCTATGACCAAATTCAAGCGCTAAAGGATCAGCAGTCGGCGGCCGCAGAGGCGACGCGGGCCATGGAGCAAATGCAGGGCATAGCGCAAAGCATTCGCGAATACCTGTCTGGCTTGGCGATTAGCGAGTACCAGGGCAATCCTTTGGAGCAATCCAATACAGCCATGCAGCAGTTTCGAGCGCTGGCGCAATCGGCGTTGGCGGGTGATGCTGAGGCAGCGCAGCAGCTCACGGGTGCCGCGTCGTCGGCACTGAGCTTGGGTGAGGCCGCCTTTGCCAGCGGCGCGCAGTTTCAGGCCTTGTATAGCGAGGTAAAAAACACCCTGGCTAACGTGGCGGACAACATCAATATCGAAAGCTACGAAGAGGCCATGCTGCGCCTGCAGCAAGAACAGATCGATGCGCTCGATGCCTTGGGCAATAGCCTAACTGTTGAGCTAACGGCCACGGCAAAGTCAGAGATCGAGAAGCTGATCACGTTCGTGACCGACACCGACCAACTGCCCGATGAGCTCAAAGCTCTTGCGCTCTCTGCCGGTGGGGTATTTACCAAAACGGTCGACTTTATTGCCGGGCAGGTACTGCCGGTAGACTTGCGCAACCTCGCCCTGGACACCGCCTCAACGCTGACCAAGACAGCCAACTTTGTGGTGGGCTCGCAGCTGTCGGATGACTTAAAACGCTTAGCGCTAAACGCGGCGGGCAGCTATTCGGCCACGGTCGACTTTTTCGTGGGGGCAGAACTGTCGGCCGACCTGAAAGCGCTTGCGCTGGGCTCGGGTAATAGCTTTGCCAAAACGATCAACTACCTGGTTGGCTCTCAGCCTGATGAGTCGATGATTGCGCTGGCAATTGGCACGGGCAATATCTACCAAGCGGTGGTCGACTACATTGTTGGCGCCACGCTGCCCGATGATGCCAAGGCCCTTGCCCTTGGTGCCGGCAATAACTTTGCGGCCGCGGTCGACTTTGTTGTTGGGGCTGACCTGCCTGCGGATCTAAAACGCCTGGCGCTGGAGTCATCCGGCGACTTTATTCAGACCATCGACTTTGTATTGGGTGCAGACCTCAGCCACGACAATAAGATGTTAGCGCTCTCAACGGCGGGCACCCTGGCGAAAACAGTCGACTTCGTCTCTGGCCAACAGCTGTCGCCAGAGATCATGGAGCTGGCGCTCGCCGAGTCCCGCAGCATTATGACCACCGTCAATGCCATGCTCGCGTCAGATGCCGACGTAGACGCCATTGCGCTGGCAAACCTGGGCGACAACTTCCTCAGCACCACGGTAACGGCACTGCTGGATAGTGGCTCGGACCAACAAGCCATTAACCTTGCTACCGGCGTTGGCGGCGAGATCGTTAAATACGTGAAAGCGCTGAAAGCCAGCGGCTACGACTATCAGGCGGCATCCATCGCGCAGGCCTATAGCAGCACGATTACCAAAACCATACAGGCCTCGGGTGGGTACCTGAATGCCGATCAGCAGGCCATTTTGAACGCGCTGAATGGTGAGTCGAATGTCAGCCTCGATGGCGATGTGCTGCTGCGCACCGATGCAACGATGGGCGATCTTCTTGGTGCGATCAAGGATAGCACCCAGACAACCTCCTACGGCCTGAGTAATGTGAGAAGCCTGCTAGACACAATACGAAACACTAGCGGCCAGATCGCGGTGGACGTGGCGGGGCATTACAATGCATTCGCCAGTACCCTCGGCAGCCGCGATCGCATTCGTGTTATGTCTGATGCGGGTAAAGCGCTCAGCGACGACCGGTACCGCAAGTTCGCCAAAGGCGGAGTGTTCACCAATAGCATTGTCGACTCACCCACGCGATTTAGTTTCGGCGAAATGGGCGAGGCAGGCCCTGAGGCCATTATGCCGCTGCACAAAGGGCCTGATGGCTCCTTGGGTGTTCGCGCACAAGCCCCGGCGTTTGATGACCGCGCGATCGTTGCTGAAATTCGCAGCCACCGACAAGAAACCGAACACCAAACCCGCCTTAACGCCGAGGCCGCCCGCCAAACGGTTGCTGAGCTCAAGCGTCTGAACCGGCGCGTAGCCGATATAGAGGCCGAGCTGGAAACGGCCCGGGTGGTGAGCTGATGGGCGTGTGGGTGATTGATGTTGAGGCGTGGGATGCTGCCGACCAGCCAGTAACGCTGCGCTACGCCAGCGGCGACTACACCGAGCAGGACGGCGGCAATTACCACTACTACGCAGTGCGGCTGGTGCAGCCTGCCATTTTTAATTTGGTGGCGTTCACCGGCGAGCTACTGCCCAGCATTGGCGGCGAGGCCAGCGTGGGCAGTGTTGAGCTGCTAAATACCGATGGCGAGCTGGATGCCCTGGCCGACTACGCCGTGGACGGTCGCAGCATGACCTTGCGCTACATCGACGGTGGTGTAGCCTCGCAAGTGCTAGCGGCCACCGTGGAGCGCATGAGCTTTTCAGAGCGTCGCGTCACGTTATCGCTGCGCAACCCGCTGGCCATGCTGGAGCAACCATTGCCCGGCAATCGTTACGCGGGCGACAACATCCTGCCCGACGGCGTTGAGGGTACTGCCGACGACATAGGCGGCACGCGCAAGCCGCTGGTATTTGGCGAGGTAAGCAACGCCAGTCCGGTGCTGGTAAACACCGCCAAGCTCATTTACCAAGTACATGACGGCGCTGACATCACCGTTACCGAGGTGCGCGACCGGGGCGTAGCGCTCACCTTTGGTGGCGATGCGACGGACTTAACCGACCTACTCACAACGCCACCGGCGGCGGGTGAGTGGCGGCGCTATCAAGGCTACTTTGCCCTGGGGGCTGCCGGTCAGGCCATTACCTGCGACGCTGCGCGCACCACCACGCTGGCGGGAAGCGTGTTTGCCGAGCTGGCGGCACTGTACGGCTTAAGTGTGCCGGCTGGCGATATCGCCGCGCTAAATGCGGTGGGCGCGGCGGGCGTGTACGTCACTGAGGATGCCGCCGGACAGGAACTACTCAGCCAGCTCGCTCAGGGCATTGGCGCGCTCTGGTGGCAGAGCGATTCTGGCGACCTGCGCGCCAGCCTGCTGGCGGCGCCCAAGGTAACGCCAGACGCGGTGATCGACGACTGGCAAATCACCGGCCTGGCTCGTTCAGCTACCGGCAGCGGCGGCAACGGCCTGCCCGTGAGCGGCGTTACCGTGCAGGCCGACAAGATCGAAACCGTTCAGGAAGACCTGGCAGCGGCGGCGCCCAATCAGGCGCGCTACGCCAGCGAATATCGCGAGGTGGCTGCAGAAAGCGCCGCCACTCAGGTTCGCCATCCGTTAAGCGAAACCATCACGCTAGCCAGCGCCCTGCGCAATATGGCCGATGCGGGTTCGCTAGCAGCAAACCTGCTGGCGCTGCTGTCGGTGCGGCGCGACACCGTGGAATGCCGTGTAGTGCTTAGCGATGCGGAGCTGGGCGCGCTCACGCTGGGCGCCACCGTGCAGCTAAACACCAGTCGCCTTGGCTACCCGCGCAACTTTGTGTTGCTGGGGCGTCGGCCCGATGCCAAGCGCGACCGCCTAACCTTAATTTTGTGGGGCTAATGCATGCCATTTGAGCAAAAAAAAGTCACCCTGTGCTGGCCGAACCTTGCCGACAAGTGTGTGCTAACCAGCAGCTCTGCCAACTTTTCAAGGCCACTAAGCCGCCTGCAAAAGCGGGTTTTGAAAGATCGCGCCATCACCACCGACACTACGCTTAGCATAACGGCAGCGCTGGACAAGCCCCGCCCTGTGGGCTGCGTTGGCCTGTTTAGCCATAACCTTTCTGCCGATGCGCGCTGGCGGGTGTGCGTTTTCGACGCCGCCGACGCGCTGCTGGAAGACAGCGGCTGGCAAGACGTATGGCCATCGGTGTTCGAAAGCTACGAGCTGGCGTGGGAAGACGATAGCTTTTGGCTCGGAAAGCCCGGCGAAGAGGATCTTGAGCGATTTACTACGCAGGCCATTTGGTTTGCGGACAAAGCCTGGCAGGCAAAAAAGGCCGTCATCGATATTCAGGACGACACCAACCCGGCAGGCAGCCTGCACTTTGGTCGACTGTTCCTTTCAGACGTGTACCAGCCTGCCGTCAACATGAGCTACGGCGTGCGCTGGACAGTGCGCGACGAAAGCGAGATCGATCAGGCTCTAGACAAGACCAGGTACTTTGCGCTCGCGCCACGCCTGCGCGCCTGCTCCTTTGCGCTGGACTGGCTAAGCGAAGACGAGGCCTATTCGCGGTTGTTTCGTATGCGGCGCGACATCGGCATTACCGAAGAGGTGTTGTTTGCGCAAGAGCTAGCAATAACGCCGAGGTGGATGCAGCGCACCATGCTGGCCACGGCGGCGCAAGCAGACCCCATTGCGCATCCCGACGCCGCGCGGCACACCCATGCACTATCACTTGAGGAAATTCTGTAATGAGCTCTGTGTATTTTGACCCGGACGTTGGCGGCGACGGCTCGACCGTTTCGGATGATAGCAACCCATCAACGGGCTTGGCCAACGGCGGGCACCGTACTCGCTTTGTTCCTGCACTGCAGCAGACGGTGGCCGTGGCTGGTTTCGTTAAAAATTTGGCGAATCAAAACAGCGCTGAATACCAGCAAGCGTTAGATGCGGCGAATCGTGCCGAGGCTGCCGCTGAAAATGCCGAGGCTGTTGTGACTGGTGGAACGGCTGTCAGTGACCCTGAACCGGGTAAAATTCCTCTGGCTGACTCCCGCTCGTTGATTAATCACGGTTGGCTCCTTCCCGTTCAAACCGCCGCAGAGCGCCATGCTCGCCTAGCGGCTCGTCGCGAGGAAATGGCGGGGAGTGGTTTTATTGAATTTGGTCGCGCATCGGGCACAGGCGCGAAGGCGCCAGGCATTGGTGTTAATACAGATCATATTCGATTGGGTGGTGGTAGTAGTGGTGTTAGTCGCTCTGCTCAAGCGATCATTAACGCTCACGGCGGTAGATTCAACCAAGGCCCGTCACTTGCGGTTGGTGTTGGTGCCGCTGCTGGTGAAGTGCGCATAAAGCTCCCTGCAGCCTCAATCGACCCGGCTCTACCGTCCTATCAATGTTTGCTTTTTGCAGAGGTGTTCAGCCAAGCGGTTACTGGTGGCAGTGGCTCTGGTCGTATATTTCCGCGTGGCTTTGTTCAATGCCAGTCCACCACCTTCGAGGGTGTAGATCTTACCCAAAACGACCCGGCATCATTTAGCGCCTATGGTAAATGGGATGCTGATGCCGGTAGCGCAGAAGCGGGTTATTCACTTGTGTACGGCACAGCCTCGCGCTCTAACTTACTAGCCTTGTTCGCTGACCCCGAAACCGCTGAAACCTTATGGTGGGATGGCGATGTTCTCGTTCAGGATTTGATCCGATTCAGGGTCACGCCATTCCCCGGGAATTTCCCGGTGAGCGATTCGGGCTCATATCGACTAGTAAAAGCTCCCACAGCAGGAACCAACACGTATTTCGCTTATGCCAACACCACTACTGCTACACCTAGAGTGCAGGGAGCTTTCGACTCTCTTGCCTCCGACCTTGGATCATCCGCAACCTGTTTTGCAAGTAACAGAGGTTATGACATTGATGATGTCGGGGTTTGGAATAACCGCATAAACAATTATGGCGACGGATACAATGGCAGTCCTGTCAGGGCCGTGCCTATCATTCTGTGGCAAGTGGGAAATCAAGGCGCCTATCACCCAGAATTCAACCCTGATGGGTTTGGCAAAATTCTGAACAATGATGATTCCACTCCGGCTTTTTGGTACGACACTGATCGCACAATCAGTAGTATGCAGGATTGTTTTGACCATGTTGTAGGTGGCAGCTCAGCCTCCGGCATCTCTGGTCATCCCGACGGCTGGTATCACGACTACCGCTACCCTGAGCAACTTGTGCATGACCTTCGCTATAACGCCAATAAGGTTAATGACCTCAATGCTGAGACTGGGAAGGCGAGCAATAATTTCCTGAACGCCACCTACGATGGTCTGCAAGTTCAGGGGCGGGCTCCCGGGCGGATGCTGTTGATTGAAAGGCTTGACGATCTAAACCCATCTAGTGTTCGAGACATTAGTGGTGGTGCAACACAGGGCTCTAACCGGTTTGAATTTTCTGCTGGCGCTGAAAATATAATTATTGGTGCGTCAGGAACAGTAGCTAGAGCGGTTGTTGTAGGTTATTCATCAAACCGCACTCAGATGCTGTTGTATCGCGTTTCAGACGGTACTTTAATAACTGGCTCGGACAAAGACGAGTTCACAGCGGTCGGAGGGGCTTCGCCTCTCTTGGCCTATTCGGCAAACGCATTCGGTGGTTTGGATTCGTGGTCGAGATTCGCCATGCCTATCCATTGCGACATTATTGGTGATCCGGCCAACTACCCTGACTGGGTAACGGGCAAGGCGGCTGGCGATTTAGCATTCAGCGGTGTGCCATGTGTTGTTGATGTGAACGACCCTGACTATGCACGGCAATATCCGGCTGATGTTGTCGCAACTGGGTCGGCACCAGAGACAAAGAGTTTTGGGCTTTCGCGCCATAGCAAAGATGGTCCGCCGCTTTTAGTTCTCGCACATGATGGCTCATCTTATACAGAAGTCCCTGTGGGAGGGGTAACAGACGGTGCTCGTGGTTTTTCAAGTGGGAGGCTACGTTTGTATTCAACCGATTGGGTAGGTGGCGGCTCCTTTGACGATAACACTGTGTTTTTTGTGTTCTACAAAACCGGGGCAAATCCTCTCGAGATAACATCTCAACAACCTTTAGCTATGCTTCCGTCATTGATAACGGCGGTGAATGAAAGTAGGTATGGCGCTGCGGTGAATCATTTGACAGGGCGTATCGGCACGCATAATTCAGCTGATGAGATATACACCGCCCACTTGGGGCGATTGCAGTTGCTTGGGCATTCGAACGAGCTTCGGCCGGTGCAGATACCACACGATGAATTTCAGGCTGCTATTGCAGACCAAAGTCCCGCCGTTAAATACGTTATATCTCCTTGTTGCGGCAGTGGTGTGGTCAACTACCAGATCAATTTTCAAGAAATGCTCTATGACCAGACGGACTTAGGGTACGTCGATGACGGTGAGATAGTGCCAACAAATGATCTATCGAAAAAAACCAGCGCTGGTACTGAGGCGATGGAATTGCTCGAGGGCACCTATCGTCTTAAATCAAATCGAATTTGGAGTGAGCACTAATGGAATATTCCTATTCGTGGGATAACGAGCGTAGCTGTGTCGTAAGGCAAAAAACACCGTCCTCAGCCCACTTGGCTAGCCAGACAACTGTCCGAGGCTTGATTAAGCATATTCCTCTCAATGCAAACCTGGATTCACTGGATGAAGTCGAACGCGCATGGTTTGTGGCGAGCACTGAGGGCAGAGAGTCACTTGAAAAAGACTATCCGCACTTGCGTGCCTACAGGGGGCTGAGTGGTCCCGCGCGACCGGATATGACCGAAGAGGTGCTAGCCCGAGTCAAAGGCGTTATTCGTGCATTTATCAACGACCAGCGAGACAAGCTGATGGCTGGCGGGGTGGTGTACAAGGGTGTGCAATTCGATACTGATCCTGCCGCCATAACCAATATCCTCGGGGCACAATCATTTGTTTCGTCTGGGCAGTCGCTCCCGGAAGGTTTCACCTGGCGGTCAGCAAATAATGAAGACATTGAGTTCACAAGTACCGACGTAGAAAACTTGGCTTCTAGCGTTTTCGCACACCGTAATGCTGTTTACCAGCGGTCGTGGGAAAAAAAGCAGGAAGTTGAAAATTGCACAACGGTTGCTGAGCTTGTGCAGCAGTTGCAAAGCTGGGGTGAGCTGTAGGCTAGGAAGTGTTGTGGCGCGGTACCAGTCGCGGTGCTCCATCTTTAGTCACCGCGTAAACGCCGTCACCTGTCAGGCAGCCTTGCACCGCTAGGTGTGGTGGAATAGGGCGCCACTTTGGCCATGAGCTGGGGGTGACGCTGTACTGCCGTATATCCAGTTTCACCGGCTTTGCCGCCATCAGCTGCTTTGCATCCTCCAGGTCAATAAACCCAAGCCAATGAACGCGCTGAAAATCGCCGTCTCTCAGCAACACCGGCGCACAGCAAAACTTTGGGGTCTTGCCCTCTGCAAGTACCGTCATTATGCCGTTGAATTGAAAGCGTAGTGAAATCATAGCTGTATAAATATACAGTATATTTTTCAGGGCGCAATCGCTCGGCTTTTGGGGCAGTAGAGGTGGGTGTTGGCGTTTTCTCGTGTAGGCCATAAGTCGGGCGCAAAAGCGGCTCTAATAGTTCGGCTGGGATTCGCTTCATCGGGCTAAATTCCATTAAAAACAATTAGTTACTTCTTTGTTCGCATCACTCTGGGGGTGTGGGGGTCGCAGGTTCGAATCCTGCCGTTCCGACCATATTTATATACAAATCATGGGCTTACGAGACCCCTGATTTGTGATGAACAAAAGTGAACAAAACTTTTCTAAGTTTGAACAAAACTGATTGCCTCGGTAATTGCGTATTAAAAGTAGACATCTATTTTGCAAGAGTAGATATCGATAGTTGACATAGGAAAAATCACCTATTTGCGGGTCGGAAAAATATTTGTTGTCAGCGATTGGTTTATGTAAATTGGTTAATAGCTAGCCGTTAGAGCAACCATCGAATACTACGGACGAAAGGAGTTGACCATGGGAAATAATGTGCAAACTTACTACTGCGGAAGAGATGGCTGGGAAGACTAAGCACACAGCTTCACTTTTTGTAAAAAAGCGCCCTATAATCAGGGCGTTTTTTTTTGGATGAAAGGAACTCGTTGAATGGCTGATCCCGTAAGTGCTTGTGAGCATGCAAGGGCTTTTTGTGAAATCCCTGGGCTGGCCCCAGCCATTATTTCTGCTGGCGGTTTTTTGCTGTCTTCGGCCATTGCGGTAGTTGCCATTTTTCGCAATCAGGTTATATCAAGGCGAAGGGCCACAGTGGATATGGTTCTGCATCAGAAGTCAGACTCGCAGCTTCAGGATCATATAGACAAGTTCAATGAGTTGAGGTCGAATAGCAAAAATATGCCGTTGTCAGCCTATGCAGGTGATGACCATAAAGGCACGGCTGAGTCTAAAGCGATTCTTGCTGTGCTGAATAACTATGAGTTTATCGCGTCAGGGGTATTCCAAAACGCTTTTGACTTTGAGCTGTATAAGCGCATGCAATACGGCGTGGTTGTCGATCGCTGGGATTCGCTGGAGTCCTTTGTAAAGGATATCAGAAAGTCCAGAAACCACCCGACTTTGTTTCAGGAGTTTGAAAAGCTAGCTTGTAAATTCAAAGTGAAGCCACTTGGTCACTATAAGAAGTAGCCCTAAAACTCCCCGCCAATAACCTGATCGGTCATGACTAGCCCGATCTCCGTCCACTGGGTTTCGTGACCTGCCAGATAGATCTCTGTGACTTTTTCGTCGGTGTGGGCCATCAGTTGCTGGATCTCGCTGGTGGTGTAGCCTGCTTTGCGGTACAGGTCGCTGGATAGAGCCCGCACTTCGTGCAGCCCCGGCCGACTCTTGGTGGGGATACCGTCATACAGGCCGGTGGCGTCTCTGACTTTGGCAAATGCCCGAGTGAGGTAGTCGGGCAGCACCTGGTAGTGGTGGGTGCGCGGTTCTTTTTTTCGCTTGTAGCGCTTGGTCAGCTTGTGGCTGATTACATGGGTGCAGCGGCCGTTTTGCATGGCCAGCTCCCTGGCGCGTTTGATGAGTTTGCGCAGCAGGGTGTGTTGCGCCATGTTCCAGCTGAGGTTGGCGGGGGCTGCTTTGCCGCCGGTGAATTCGTAGTTGCCGGATAGCTGGGCATGGCTTTTGTTGATTTGTTTGCGGAGCAGGTCGCCAGCGACGTTGTTCTCCCACGTCAGGTCGCAAATATCGCCGCGGCGCATGGTGGTGACCAGGGCGATGCCCATGGCGATTTGCACAAACTCATAGCCCATTTGCCCTGCTTGGTTGTAGATATGCCAGTAGTGATCTAGGGGCAGTCGCAGGCGGGTTTTTGCTGGGCGAGCAGACATTTCCACGCGCGGCACGGCGTCGCTATCGCTGAATGGGTTGGCGTCGAGCTTGGGGCATAGGCCGCGCGCATTGAGGTGGTTAAAAAAACGCCGGAACTCTGCCTTGCGGCTGCGCTGGGCGTGGCCGGTGAGGGTGTCCCACCAGGCTTGCACGTCGAGTAGGGTAATTTGAGAGACGGATTTTCCAGCGTTTAGGGTAGCGTAGCTGCGCAGGTAGGCCTTGCGGTTGCTCCAGCTGGTTTTATTGCGCAGGCTGGGTTCGCGCTTCTCGCGCTCGTCGATAAAGTCTTCGACGTGGCGGCGAATGCTGAGTCGGCCGTATTGCGGGTTGGCGGCTCGAGTGACTTTGGCGCCGGCGGCGAATTGTGCATTCAGGCCTTTCGCGGCCGCGATGGCATCCTGGGTGCTCGCGGCGAAGGTGTAGAAGCTGCCATCGGGGCGTTTATAGCGCCATTTGCCGGGTTCCTTGCGCGGGGTCTGGTAGAGGTTTTCGGGAAGCTCCAGCCCTTCTACGATGCGTTTCCTGGCCATTCCGTGGGTGTCCGTGCTGTGTGGTGGTGGATTTATAGTGGTCAGTGGGGCGGTGTGGTGTCAAATTGCGCTGGCTGACACTATCAACCAAGCAGCTCTTTTATGGTAGCGGCGGCCGCCGCGCGAACGGCTTCCACGCTCATGTCTAGCCCGCTGTTCATTAATCGGGTTTTAACGCTCGCCCACACGGTATCCCTTCGTATCTGGTCCAGTAGTTCGTGGCCGTCCCACGTGAGCCGCAAGGCAAACCTGTAGGGGGTGCTAAGGTCTTTCCGGCCGCCGCCTTCGATTAAGCCAGCCTCCTGAAGCAGCAGCATGTGGTAGGCGGCTACTTCGTTGGGTATGCCTCTGTCTTCGAGGCTGGTACTGTCCAGCTGACCATCCCCTGGGGGCAGCTTTTCAAGCTGGATCATTATTTTTCTAATAACTTCCCAGTTGCGTTTCATTGTTGCCTCCCGGTGTTAGCTGACCTTTGGCTTGATAGTCACTGGTTATACGTCGGTAGCTCCACACCACCGTTCAACAGCATCAACCACTGGCTGCCAGTCGCATTGCCAGTGTCGGTGCTCGCATTCGGGATCTGCGGTGCAATCCACCATCACATCGCCTGTATTCGGTTCGCCACGCTCTGCGCCCCATACTGTGCTCTCGGCATGTAGTTGCGCTCCGCACTCGGGGCACTTCGCAACACTGAGCGGCACAAGGGCATTACCGCCGTATAACAATAATGTCAAACCGGACTCTTCACTACGCTGAGCTTCGTTCATCGCCATTTACCTCGGGGTTAGGCGTCTGCCCAGCTCAAAGTCTGCCAATCTCTGTGAGGCCGCTTTTCTTCCTGCCTCATTACTTCGTCGTCAGGTCTCGGGCAATCCATTGGCACGCGCCAGAAGGTAGCCTGCTTTTCCTCGCTGCTTGATCCGTGCGGAATGGTTAGTCCGGTCGGCTCGCATCCATAAATTTTCATTCCGCCGGGGAATTCGTGGGCCATCAAATTATGGCAGTCTCGGCAGGTTTTCAGTTTCTCTGTCATTGTATTTCTCCGGGGCATGGTGGCTCTTTATCGTAACCAACCCCAACAAACCAATATTTAAATCCGCGCCATTTCTGCGGGTGCTTAGCGGTGCCGCATTTTGTGCAAACCTTGTGGCCTGGCGCAGTTCTGTAGGTGTGTTGCTCTTTCATAGTCCTCTCGCCTAACAACCCGCAGCATCCGATCCTCAAAGCCTGCGGCTTTTCGGTCGGCTGTGCTTGGGGTTCATCATTGCCAAATTCTCGTCTTCAAGCCCGAGCGGCGCGCTAAAACAATGGGCTGCGCAGCCACAAGTGCGTTATCACTGCGGCCAGCAGCAGCGCTGCGCAGCCTATTCGTGTCGCTGTTACCCAGGCTGGTGGCGATGCATTGCTGGCATCCACCATCCATACGATGTAGGTGATTCTCGGCCAGCCGTTTTTTGCGCCATAGCAACGGGGTGCTAGGTAGGGCATTCCGTTGGGGTACAGGGCGGTGTTGCGCGCCGGAGGCTGGGTGGTGAGCCATAGGCCGCGCTGAATTAGCGAGGACTTAAAATCTTTATTCCACGAGCCGTCATCTGTGCCATGTGTGTTTTGCAGGGCGTCGCCAAGGGTTTGGCGGTAGGACTCGGCGCTGCATTGTATGCGGTTGCTGTGTGTCATTGGGTTAGCCCGCCTTGCACCAGCTGTGCAACGGTGGCGTTGCCGCCGTCGACGGGTGTGACGCTGGGTGCGGTGATGATGGTGTGGGTATCCAGCAGTACGGCGGCTTTGTCGGCATCGACAAAGGGTTTGCCGTCGAGGATGACGCCGGGTATGACGCGATTGGCTACCCAGTTGTAGACGGTTTTGGTGGATACACCGGCTTCAAAGGTTTCGTGTATCCATTTGCTGGCGGGCACGAGGCGGCTCATTTTATCCCCACTTATAAATTTCAAAGCCGTATTGCTGGGTGCCGCCTTCTTGGTCGGCTTCGGCAATGAGGCTGTCGATGTTGGGTAGCACTTGGTCTTGGAGCAGGTCGTTTAGGCGCACGGGCTCTTTGGTGCTGATTTCGTCGCGCAGCAGGGCGCTGTTGCCGGTTTTTATCCAAAGGTCTACGCGGTACCGGTACCGGCGTTTACCCGGGTGCTGGATGGGGCCGACGAATTTGCCATCGTGGTTGGTGGTGCCCCGGTAGACGGCGATGGGTTTCATTGCGGCAGCTCCGGCCATTTGCTGCCGTTGTGCATGATTTCGCGAATGCTCGCTTCCTGCTGCGCCCAGTCGAATTTTCCCCAGTAGCGCTTTTGGTGCGGCGCGGTCAGGCGGTTGTGGGGCAGGCCGAGGTCCAGGCATGTGACAAAGGCAAATAGCTGGCCTTGGGTTTCGGCGACGATGAGGTTGCACTTTGGGTGCTGGTCGTCGAAAAGCAGGCAGTCTGAGTCGTCGGTAATTTTCATTGTTCGTTTTCCATTGCGCGGTCCGCTTTTGCGGCCAGCCGACAGGCTTGCCAGGCGAATAGCCAGACAAGCGCTGTGAGGCAGGCCGCGGGGATCATGCTGCGGTGTCCTTGTTGGTGTTGGCTTGCACGCGCTCGTAAATTTCCTCGCGGTGCACGGCGATGTGCTTGGGGGCGTTTACGCCCAGGCGCACTTGGTTGCCTTTGATGCCTAGCACGGTGACGGTGATTTCATCGCCGGCCATTAGGGTTTCGCCAATGCGACGTGTGAGTATGAGCATGGTGGTTACCTTCCGTTGGTTAGTAGCGGTTGTAGGCTGCGCGGCCACTTGCTTTGATGGCTTCGCAACAGGTGTCGAAAAAGTCTCGTGCGCAAAATTCAGATACGTCGCGCACGGTTTGAATGAGTTCTTTGAAGTAGGTGCTGTAGCTGAATAAATGCCCCCACTGAGCCTCGGCAAGATCGTTGTAGTGAACCCGCCCAGACATGTCACACGTTTCGCAGTCCCGCTCTGACTCGTGGCCGCATTCGCAGCATTCTTTGTACTCGACGCCCTCTCCATCGCACTCTGGGCATTCGAGTAGGGGGTTTAGTTCGGCCATGTCGGCTTGCTTTTGAGCTTTCCATTCTTCGTAGCTGGCGAATTTCATACTGCCTCCATCCATTGAGGGTTGATCCAAGGGCCGCGAGCGATGCGGCGTGCGTTCTTGGCTTGGGGTAGTCGGTAATGTTTTTCGCGTGGGCGGCCTTGCCATGTGGCGTTGACGAGCCCCGCTTGTTCTAGCTGGGTCATGGCTGCGGACACGGTGGCGGGGCGCCGGTTTACGGCCTGGCAGAGCTGGGCTTGCGTAGCGGTGCCGGCGCGCTCTAGCGCTTTGATTAGGGCTTTTTGGGTTGTACTGGGTGCGTGTTGTGACATGCGGGCCCCTACGCGCATTCGCTGCTTTGGTCTGGCTTGGTGAGGTCGGCGCAGAGTTTGGCGACCAGCTCTTGGCCTGCGGGTGTGCAGGCAACGACGGTGCGCTCGCAGTTTTTGCGGTTGCCCCCGGGCATGGGAATCCAGTATTTCTCGGTTCGGGTGATGAAGTGGTCGCTGGTGGCGCTGTTGGCGTAGTCGGGCACCAGGCCAAATTCGCCGGTTTTGAGGTAGCCGTCTTTTTTAAGACGGTTTACCACGGCGCGGTGGCGCAGGTTATGCATTTCACACACATATTTAAGTAGGGGTAACGGTGCTGCGCTCATGGTTTTTGCTCCGTTGTTGCCTTGGTAATCAGGGTTATCATTTCGCTGTTGTGCGCGACTTGCTGGCGCAGTGTCATTACTTCTTTTTCAGCGCTTTTGCTTGTTAGCTTGTTGCGGCTCAGGCCGCGCTCCAGGCTGCCCATTCGTCGCTCTATCGCTTCCATGCGCTCTGCTGTTGTATGCAACAGGCCAAGCACTCTTTGTAGCTCTGGGTTCAATTGTGGGCGGCTCCGTGGCTGGTCACTTCGGCGTACACAATGCTGACGCGGTCGCCGGGGCGTCGAACATATACCGCGCCCATTAGCTTCTGCTGTTGCTCCAGGTGCGCCAGCTCGCGCTCAACGCTGATGCTGTTGCCCACTAGCTTCTTGGTGGTGCCTCGGGTAAGGGGAGAGCGGTTCATGCTGGCAATTCCTCTGGTTGAATTTCAGGCGGTAAGAAGTCGAATGTTTTTTCACGGCGGCGGCCGCTGCGGCCTTGGCGCTGCGTGCGCACTACGCGGCCACTGCTGCGCAGGTCGTCGCTGTTGTCGTCGAGCGGCGAGAAGGCGGCCGACAGAATCAGCGCACTAACCATCAGGTGCTTTGCGGTAAGCAGGCCTTTTTCCCAGGCGATGCTCACAGCGTGGGCAATGTTCTTGGCGCCAAGCTTCTCTCGGGCGCGGTCTTGGTAGGCCTTCACGGTGGCGGGCGCTACGTTCATGATTTTTGCGGCTTCTTTGGTGGTTTTGCCGATGGCGCCTAATACCAGCGCTTCGCCTTCTCGCGGTGCCAGCCGATAGCCTGGCTGGTAGCTGAGGTGTTGCTCTGTGTGCTCGTACATAAAACTCCTCCTTAAGTTTTGCCCCTCTGTCGCCACCGGCGGGGCTACCGGCTATGGAATACTTCAATTCCGGCTTGCAGATTATTGGCCTGGCCAGCCGTTAAAACGCCGCAAAAGGGGTGCGGCTCTGCGCTGGTTGCCTGCTGCGCCCCATCTGCCATGGGTGCGGGTTGGTCTTGAAGTATGCGTGCTGCTGATAAATATAGGCGGTGCTAATACTTAAAGTCAACAGCATTGCGAATATTTTTTTGCTGGGTGCTTTTGGCGGGCATAAAAAAACCGCCTCGGTGGGCGGTTTTATGGGGTTATTGTGCCGCTATGGCATCTGGCCTGATATTAAGAGTTCAAGGAACTCCATCTGGGTACATGTGTGCTGTGCGATTTCCGTTGGCCTGCCTTCTTGAATATTGAATTCGGTAAAGACGACGCTGCCGGTATACATGCAATTTTTGTCTCTATCCCAGCCCATGGGTTGGGCGAATCTAACTTGAACCGCGCGGTGCTTGTCCCTTGTGTGAATTAAATCTCCATCTTTGAAGCCTATAAGGGGGCCTTGCGTCCATAGCGGGGTCTTTCTTTTGTTGATGACCCGCATGTCATAGCGAATGTCGAGTGCATCACGGAAGGCGTATGTCACATTAAACGCCCAGTGATCGTTGCTCAGTGAGCCCTCAAGGCCCTTCAAGCTGACTGGGTCTGCAATGGTCTTCGCCGATCTTTTGGCTCGCGGTTTCCACATTTTCTTTAAGTGGGTTATCTCATTCATCGCGACACCGTTAACTGTGAGGTAAAAAATGTTTCGCTCACGATGTAAATGTCGTGGTCGTCGCGCCGCATTTCCGCTGCCTTTTGAATTTTCCTTCCAAAGCTACTGTGCGCCCAGTCGCGGCTGCCTATGTTGCCAATGACTAGGTAGTGCGTTTTTTTGGTGGGGGCTTTCTGTGTGAGCCCGCCGCGCTCAGCCACCAGTTTTTCGCATTGGGCGCGCGTGCCGTATTCGAAGGTGCCGGTCAGGCAGAAGTTGCGGTCTTGAAAGGTGAGGCCGTCAGTTGGTTCGTGGAGTGGGAGCTCGCTGCTGGTCTGCGCGTACTGCGGTTCGGTGTCGTTGGTGCTGATGTCCACTTGCACGCCGGTTATACCGATTAGTGTGCTGAGTAGTTGGCGCTCTTCGTCGTTACTTAGCCGGCCGTCTTCTAGCAGCGTATCTAGCGTGGTGTAGAGCTCCGAGGCGGGCCAAATATCAAGGCACTCTTTGTGCATTTCCAGCCACTGAAGCATGAACGCGGCTTCCGAAAAATTCACTACACCATCGGCTAACACGCCTTTGCAGACACCGATGAGCTCGCTAATGTCGCGGGTTTGGCGCGCTGCGTTGTTTATTCTTGCATGTACAGTTGGGTTGCTCTGCATGATCTCTCTTCCTTGAGTGAGGTGTGGGCCAAGCGGGCTCGCTATTCAATCGGTTTGAAGTGCTCGAGCACTTCATAAGTGATGCTGGTGTTGGATGCGCTAATTATCTTTAGCCGTGCGTCTTTGAAGCCGACTTCGCTGCCTTCGCTCAGGTCGTAGGTAATTTCCTGGGAAAAGCTCGCGCGTAGCATATTTCCTGCGAACTCTCGGTAGAGGAATTTTACTTCCGAGCCGCTTTTGCCGTTGTAGTAAAGCTCCTGCTTGAAGCTGGCGTCGGAGGATACAGCGACAAACTTATCTTCCAGTTGGTTGGGGCTAAGGGTGGGGCTCTGGGTGTTCCAGAGAGAGTGCGTCCAGGGCGTGATTTTGCCATCAAGCTTGTTTTTAGCAACGCCAATCAGTCCATAGCCGTTGTTCACTTCGCATTTAATCTGCTGCAGCATCAGCCTTTTGTTGTCCGTTATGTCGTCGGTGTTCGGCGGCACTAGAAAATAATAGGTGTGATTGGGTGACTGGCTCATGGCTACATACCGCCCGGCAGGTAATGTGCTGAGTTGGCAGATGCCAGTCATTTCAATTGCTTTGGCGGTTTTAGCTGTAAGCGGAACTGGCTTGTTGATGTATATCTCATCGTTGCCCGTTATTCGGCTGAGTGAGGTAAGCGGGTCACCTAGGCGCGCCGTGTTTCGTGAGCCTGTTTCTGGTAGCTGAACCCACTCTTTTAGCGTGTCTACCGGTGTTATGGATGCGGGGTTAAAGCTCGCAGGTGCGTTAACTTTTACGGGCTGCATACAAGCTGAAAGCACCACAAAAAAGAATGCGGTTAGGGCGTGCTTCATGGCTTTGATTCCATTCGTGTTATGTATTCCAGGGTCTTTATAGCATACCCCCAGCCTTGAAATAAGCAGTTGAGATGCCAGTTTTAGCGCTTTCAACTCACTATTTGGTGCTGTAGCGCGGGATAAAATAGGCCTTGCACCCATACTTGCGCGCTCTGTTGGTTGGGTTACGTTGACTTTCGGTGGCGGCGTAAATAGTTAGATTTTGATGTCGGTTCTGGTCATTGCGCTTGCCACCCCTGATATATATACAGTATTTTAGCGTGGCCACTGGGGTGAATGCCTACAGGCGCCGCGCCTGAACCATCCCATGAAGGGCGAGTTATGGATAACAAGAAAATCAGGCCGCTAACCGCGGCTGAGTGTATTGAAGTAAAGCAGTTTATTCGGTCTTGCCTCGCTGAGCGGCGAGCCGGAAAATCTGCATTAGATATTCCCGTTCCTCGGGAGATGCCTGCCGAAGTGTTTGCAAGACTTCTTGCTCTTCAGAGGTCGGAGGGGGAGTGATGGTGTGCTCATTGGAATGTTCAGCGTCTGGCTCGTTTACCTTCCAGAGTTTTGGAGCAACTTTAGATAGCGATGGGTTGATGTCGCTGGGGGCACATGGAATGAGCTCTGCAAATTTTAATATTGCGTCGGTGTTTAAAGGTATTACGCCGTTGATGTATTGCGAAACCGTGCTTTGTGCAACCCAGCCGGCGCGCTCTGCGGCTTCTTCTTGGGAAAGGCGTCTATTTGTTTTTGGGTTGCGGGCGCGAGAGAGCCAAAGCCTTTTTAGGTTGGCTGCCCATTGCATTTCTTCGCTTGTAAGTTCTCGCCTTTTTTTCATGGTGCCATCGTATACGCAATGCTAATAAATAGTTATAGGCGCAGCTGTTGACATAATTATCAGCGCTGCCTATATTTGTCGGCAAAGGAGATATTGCCGATGACACCTATCGAGAGAGCGGTCCAAGCTGCTGGAGGGGTTACAGCCCTTGCAGATGCTATTGGTACTGCACAAAGCTTTGTTAGTCAGATGAAGTCCGGCGCCCGACCGATACCACCCCGTTGGTGCATCCCTATAGAGGAGGCTGCGGGAGGCTTGGTAACGCGCTACGACCTTCGTCCTGACGTGTTTGGCTCGGTCTCGGCAAGCGAGTCAGTCTCAGAAGCGTCATGACACCAATTTATCCCATCCCCACTGCATTTCATCAGTCCCCGAATAGCGGTTCGCTAATTCGTGGTGGCGTTTCTACGTATTTTTGGTCAACCAAGGAGGGCGCATGACAGCGTCTCAACTTAATACTCCCGCACAGCGGCGGGTGTATCGACAGCTATTGAAGTACCCGGATGGCGCTACGCCTTATGAGGTGCGAAAGGGGCTGGGCGGCAACGTGCATAACGGCACGGTGCAGAACGCGATTCGGCAGCTTTGTCGAAAGGGTCTTGTTAAGCACGTAGGTAGCTGTTTAGACCCGGAGCGGAAGGCGCACGGCAGCGAGCCTGCTGAGGTGTATTGCGCAGTTGAATTGATGGCGGAGGCCGTATGACAAACCTGGCGAAAAAACCACTTAGGGCTTCTGCGGCAACGTGCGCGCGGTCGCTTGCGGCGTTGCATGATATTTCGCTGTGGCCGGATTTGCAGTCAACAGGGCATGCGGCGCGAACACTGGCATGGGCAAAGCAAAACGATCGCATTCAGGCTGTTGAGGATGCGATGGATACGGCGAAGCGGCGCGGGGTGTTTTGATGCTATCGAAATGGCTGTTTGCTGTGTCGGCGCGGTTGCCGTGCCGGCGCATTGATCGGGCTCCTGGTAAGCGCTATTTGGAGCGGTATTTTGTTGGCCAGTTGTTTGGCTGTAGGGCTTATCTGCATCGCTTTGTTGACGCTGACCGAGACGAGGAGACCCATGATCACCCTTTTTCTGCAGTGGCTGTTTGCTTGGCTGGGGGCTATGACGAGGAGCGGCTAACTCACGTTGATTTGCCAGGCGCTCCAAAGATGGTGCTGCGAAAAATACGCCCGGGCAGCATTAATCGTATACGAGGAGGGGGCCTTGGCCGGGGGGACTTTCACCGGATTGTGGCTGCCAAGCCAGAGACTTGGACGTTTTTTTTGCATGGTCCGCGTGTGAGTAGCTGGGGTTTTTTGCGGAGCCTGTCTTCTGTTGTGGTTTACGTGCATTACCGAGAGGTGGTGCGTGCAGTTCCACCGCCGTTTGATGGCGCTACGCTGCCAGACTGGGAGTTGCGCGCACCGCTGGGTAGGGATGCCGACAGGGCTCCATTTGGAGGCTGCCAGTGAGTGTTGAAGAGAGTGACCCGCGCGTGCTTGAGGGCGCGCTGAATATGGTGGAGGCCTTGCAAGCGCAGTTGGATAAAGAGCGGCTGGCCTATCAGTTGTACAAGACTGTGGCGATGAATCGGCTCGAGGTGGTGTACGACGCCCTGGGCAAAGCGGCGTCGGCGAATGGGCTGAGTGCGCTTGAGGTGCAGTTGCTGATGGGCAGCGTGGAGAAGTCCATGCTGCTGTTAGAGACGGATGCGGAGGTGCGGTTGTGCGTTTAGCAAAGTTGCCAAGCGCGAATAATTATCGTAAGTTTGCGCCTGTGCCAGCAAAATCTGGCGCCGGGATTAGCCTCCTGAAAAACCACAGAGCGCAAAGGCGCTCATCCGAAGCGCTTTTTTTGTGCCTGCTTGTTATGGCGGGTCATTCAGGGGCTCTTCGGAGCGCCGGTTCTCTGTGGCCGGTAAGGCTAACCCTGTTTGGCCTGCCACCCAATCGATTAGCCTCGACGGTGGCGGTTCTCAACAACACAGAGGACTCCATCATGGAAAACCCCACCCAAGATCCGACCGCATTAACCGATACCGAAGCCCTTTATGAGGCTATTCGTGACGTTAATAGCCTTGCCCAAGAGGGCTTTTTGCAAGTTGCGGCGCTAGCCGGTTTGGTGGCGCTGCGGCTTGAGAGCGGTATTCAGTACGCCTGGCAGCTGGAAGAGTTGCGCTATGCCTTACAGGTGATTCGCAGTCGATCGCTGGATGCGCGCAGCTGTATTTTGTGCATAGCACAAGATTCTGGCTGCTTTGACGACGCCGAGGTGCGCGCATGACGTTGCATATACGGCTTACTGAGGCAGAGCAGGAGGCGCTTAACAGCATGCCTAGCTCTGCCCGTGTTCTTTACATGCTAGGTCTGCGCCCCTATATGGATTACGCCAGTGGAGTTGTTGGCGTGCAGCGCCGAATATCCTTGCAAGGTTTTCGCGAGCTTTTGGAATATGAGCCTGACAGGGGAAGTCGCTTAGGTGCGCGCTACACGCCAACCAAGGACGAGGTGCGCAATGAGGTGGATCGCCTGGTGAGGTCGGGGCTGCTTTTGCGCTTGCCTAAAAAGAAGCGCAATGATCCGCTGGTATTCAAACTCCCGCTTGCTGATTGTGATGCCAAGCTCCGTCTTTATGAGGAACCCCACATGAACCCCATAGGGAGAACCCCAAACGGAGCGACAAAGCACAAGACAAAGGAGAGCTGCAAAAACAGGGCTTTTAGTTCGCATTGCGCCACCAGCAGCGCCATAGATGACGCCACACCAGTTTCGGCAGATGAACCCCATACCTCCGTATATCCGTTAAGTAATAATAATAACGCGCGCGAGGCTTCGCCCTCGGGTTTGGGTGCGCCTGCTCATGGAAAAACATCGGTTGATAAGTGGGAGCCTTGTTCTGAGACGTGGGACATTCTGCGAGTGCAGGGCGTTGACCCAGCGTTTGCTCAGGAGAAGTTGCCAAGCTATCGAATTTATTGGCGGGACCGAGGCGAGGTTCGACATTCGTGGTCTTCGCATTTTGTGAATTATGTGATTGGTCAGTGGCGGCGCTATGGCTGGCAGTGGAAGCAGGAGGTTGGCAATGAAGCAAGCAAGGTTCGATCAGGTGGCGGCAAAGGGCGAGAGAGCCTTGTTGACCGAGTTGAGCGCAAGTCAGAGGAGTGGTTGCGACGACGCCATGCCACCAGCGAGGCAGAGAGCAGAGCTATTGACGGCGAAGTTGTGGCCGAAAATGAGCCAGGCCTACGGGTATAAATTTGCCAGCCAGTTTGGTGACGAGCCTAACGATGTGTGGATTGGCTCGCTAGCTGGGTTGAGTGGCGAGCAGTTGGCTGAGGGTTTGCGGCGGTGCGCTGAGTGCTACCCCCAGTGGCCGCCGGGCGCCATTGAGTTTAGGGCGCTGTGCCTGGGCAATGATCCGCGGAATGTTGATGGCAAGGGCAATGATGCTGGCTGGCAGCAGCGGGTAATGGCTAAGCGCAGCGCTGAGCTGGATGCGGAGCTGGCTGAGCGCCGTTTGCGGTTAACTGATGGCAAGGCAAGGGCGCGGGCGAAAGCGGCCCGTGATTCGGTAATCAAGGCTATGCGGAGTGGTTTGTGATGATGGGTTTTGAGGTGTTGTGTTTGCTGGTGAGTAAGGCGCGCTCTTCCGAGGAGCTGAGCGTGGCGATGGATCTTGTTGAGCGCGCGATTGATGACGGCTTGGTGATGACTGATGCCGAGTGGTCGGTGTTTGAGTGCGTGGCGGCAGGCGTGAAGGCGCGCTTGCTCGCTGCGATTGCGGCATAGGGGGCAAGGCATGATCGCGTGGATTGATCGGTTGTTGGTGCGCTGGGCAGAGGCGTATCGCTTGGGCGGGTGTGATTTGGCTGGCTTGGGGTACCCCAGTGGCAGTGCACAGGTGGTGGTGATGGAGCCAAGCCGGGCGCGACGGCGCGGGAATGATCGCAAGCGTGCGGCGGTGTTGCGTGCGGGCTTGTCTGGCGGTGTAACGGCGCATGGGGTGGCTACGCGCCCGGGGAAGGGGGTAGGTGGGGCGGCAATGCCGGCGGATGTGCAGCGGCTTGATCAGGTGATTTGCGCTGAGCTGGGGGCTGACTGGCGGCGATTGCTTGAGGTGGTGTACGTGGATAATTACCACACGGCCGAGGAGAAAGCGGGCTTGCTGGGGGTGTCGTTGGCCACAATGTACCGGCGGCTGGATGTGGTGCAGGAGCGCTTGGAGCACCTGCTTCGTCCCACTGCTGCGCTGAGTGTGGATGCGGAACTGTCTGCGCTGGAGGACAAGTTAAGCCGGTGTAAAGTGGCTAATTCGAGATGTTTATGAAAAAAGTCGGTTTTTTTTCTTGGTTGTTGCTCAATGGTTTAGCTTGCTTATCCACAGTTTCGGACATTTTGTCTGTTGAGAATGTGAGAATCAGGAGATAGTTTTTAGGCACGCTCGCAAGAGTTGTCTTTGAAGCCCGGCCATCGTGTCGGGCTTTTTCGTTTGTAACGTCTCTGTCTGTCAGTGTGACCCCATTGCCCTCTTCGTGAGGGCTTTTTTATTTCTGCTGTATTGAGGCTTTGCCATGCATATTCGCGTAGAGCGCTTTTTGTCGGATGGTGATTCGACAGCGTCTGAGGTGTTTGTGGATGGCGAGCGGGTGTGCTTTGGCCTTGAGGATGAGCGGCGCGATGTGAAGGTGGCGGGCGAGACGCGTATTCCTGCTGGCGTGTATTCGGTTGGGCTGCGAACGGTGGGCGGTTTTCATGCTCGGTATGCGAAGCGCTTTTCTGCGTTTCATCAGGGCATGTTGCATGTGCAGGGTGTGCCTGGCTTTCAGTTTATTTTGATCCACTGCGGCAACACGGATGCGGACACGGCCGGGTGCTTGCTAGTTGGTGATGATGTGGTGACCACGCACGGCGCAATGCGTCTGGTGGCTAGTGTTAGTGCCTACACGCGTTTATATCGGATGGTTGTCGGCGCGGCGTTTGAGGGCGATCTGACGATTGAGTTTGTTGATTTAGATTTGGAGGCGGCAGCGGCGTGAGCTGGTCGAGCATTGCAAAAGATATTGGCAAGGTGGCGCCATTGCTGGGATCGGTATTGGCTGGACCTGCTGGCGGCACTGTTGGTGCTCTTGTTGCTGCTGGGCTTGGCGTTGATGGCGGTTCTGAGTCTGTCGCAAAGGCGCTTGGCGGGCCTGATGCGGTGGCTAAGCTCAAGCAAATTGAGGCGGATCATCGCGCCGAACTTGAGCAGATGGCAGTAGAGTTGGCAAAGGCTGAGATTGCGGATGTGCAGAATGCACGGGCGAATCATAAGCACAGCCCGATGCCTGCGGTGATTACGTTGGTGATGACGCTGATGGCGTTGGTGTATGGCTTGGCGTTGTTTCAGGTGGATGTGCCTGATGCTAACCGCGATATGGTGAATTACTTCGGTGGCCAGCTCATTGCGCTGTGGGTGGCAAGCGTTGTGTATTGGATTGGCACAACGCGATCCAGTGCGGAGAAGACGAGGCTGATGTCTTGAGTACCGCAATGGCACGAAAGGTTGAGGTTGGCCTGTTGGTTGCTATAGTCGGCTTGGTGATTCCGCTGTATCTGCATTGGGATGCAAAGCGAGATGAGCGCGCGGCGAAAGAGGCAAGGGCGGCTGCGGAGATCGCCAAGAACGCGCAGGCCGTTCTGAACATCGAGAATGGCGTGCGTATTTATGGGGAGGTTACTCGGCGGCTGGTGGACAAGTCCGGCACTCATGAGGCAGATATTTCTTCACTGAAAACCGAGACTAAGTCGTTGCGCCGTGATGTTGACCGAGTTGAGGCGAGGATTCCATGAGCAACGCGCTGCGTGTATTGCATCGATCGGTCATCGTGATTGGCCTGGTCTGCTTGCTTATTGCCTGCTCCGCCATAGCGCAGGTTTCGGTGGTGCCAGTGTTAATGGATTCTGCAGTTATTGGTGTGCTCGATCAGGGTATTGAGCTGTCGCTCGACGCCTCGCCAAGCTCAGTCGACATGCTCGAAGCGCTCAATGCTGCAGACCTGAAGATCGAGCAGGGCTATCAGCTGCTTGATGCCAATCCGCCTGGACTTACACCAAGCGAGCCCAGCAACTTAATTCTGAATAACTGAGCGGCTGTCCTGCTCGCCCACAGTATTTCGCCGAGGCACAACAATGCGACTTCTCATTCTTTGCGCGCTTTTAATAGCGGGGCCAGCGCTCGCCTGTGACCGGGTGAACGTGGGCATGTTCGTGACTCACTTTGAGTCTGGCGATTACAACGAAAACGGCCCGTTGATTGGCTGCGAGGGTATTGCTGGCAGCAAGTGGAATCTGCGTTACATGCGCAATTCACACAGCTGGGACAGCTTCTTGCTCACGCGGTATTTGCATGTTGTGACGGTTGGGCCTGTTGCGTTGGGCGGTGAGCTCGGGCTGGTAACTGGGTACCGGGAGAAGCTGCCGAGCTTGAGCAACATCGTTAACCCAGCGCTCGCCGGTCAGTTCGGCAAAGCCTGGCCATTAATGCAAAAGCTACACCCGTGGGCAATGGCGACTGCTCGAATGCCTATCTCCGATAACGCGTCGACAACGCTTGCCTATTTCGGTGCGGGTGCGGCGCTGGTCTTCAGTGTAGAGCTGTAGGCAGGGGGGGTATAGGTTCTTCCGGGCGGGGGCACACCCCTCGACGGCAAGAGGCGCGTTTTTTGATTAATGGCTGGCTCCTAAGGGGGGTTGTCATGGCGAGGGGGTTTGGGTGTCGATCACGCTGACTGATAAGGCAACGCAAGTTGGCTTCGCTGGCTTGGTTGGTGTTTCCCGGCAGGCGATTCAAAAGCAGTGCGAAAAGAAAGTGCTGCGAATGGGGCAAACCTATGAGCAGTGGCTAAAGGTTTATTGCCAGCACCTGAGAGAAGAGGCGGCTGGTCGCGGCGGGGATGCGGCGCAGGATTTAACCACCGCGCGAATTGCTGAGTCACAGGAGAAGACGTTGGCGATGCGGTATGACCGCCTTGAAAGAGAGGGCGAGCTGTTAATCGCTGAGGACGTTTCCCGAATTTTAAGCGAGGTATTTGGCACGGTGCGCAGTCAGGTGAGCAACGCCGAAAGTAAGGTGTTGGAAGGCCTGCGATCGCAGCACCAGCTAGACGTTGACGATGAGTTTATCCGGGCTCCCTTCCGACTTGCCCTTGAGTCTGCTGCAAAGCGCGCGGCAGAACTTGGCCAAGATATTATCGGAGACGATACAGCAGCTGGTACCACCGCCACCTGAGCCAACGGCGCAGTGGGCGCAGAAAAACATTGTGCTGCCTCGCGAAACTGGTGCGCTGCAGCGAGAGTTTGACCTGTATTACGGCCCTCACTTGTACGGCATTTTTGCGGCGATTGATGACCCGGCAACACCGGAGATTTACTGCCAGAAAGCCGCGCAGGTGCTGTGGACCACAGCTCTGATTTGTTACATCGCTAAGCGCATTTGCCGGCACCCGGGAGTCATTCTTGGGATGTTTGCTACCGACAGTGCCGCGAAGAAATTCAGCCAAACCAAGTTCAACCCTATTGGCAAGGCAACGCCTGAGATCGCTAGTCGTATCAATTTCACCGGCAGTCGCAAATCTGGTGGCAGCATGCTGCGCAAAGAGTTCGACGGCGGGTTTCTGGAGATGTTCGGCTCCAACGCCGCGGGGAACGTGAAGTCGACGACCGCCGATTTCGTGTTTGTGGAAGAACCTGATGACGCCGCCGACAACGTAGGCGACCAGGGCGACTCGATCAAGCTGCTATTTGAGCGCACCAAGCGCGTTCGGTACCCAAAGAAAATTCTGGGCGGTACACCGTCGCTGAAAGGCTTCAGCAAGGTTGAGCAATACATAGAGCTTTCGGACAAGCGCGAGCTGCCCGTCGCGTGCCATGACTGCGGCGAAAAGCACGTGCTCGATTTTGAATACGTCCATGGTTGGCAGGCTGGTAGTGAGCCAGTCGGCGAGAAGCACCCGATATTTGCCTACAACCGCCCTGATATGGCGGTGTACTGCTGCCCCCATTGCGGCAGCGTGTGGGATGACTTTCAGCGCAAGGAAAACATTCGCAACACTGTGGCGGCGGCCATGGAAGAGGGCGACCCCTACTGCGGCTGGGTACCGACGCAGCCCTTCGCCGGTGTTGCTGGCTTTTGCAATCTCAACGAGCTGTACAGCTGCTTGCCAGGTGTTGGTGTTGTTGAGCTCGTTAAAGACTACTTGGAGGCTGAGCACTACGCCGCGATTGGCGACAACACCAAGCAGATCGTGTTTGTGAACTCAAAGCTCGGTAAACCCTACGAGCTGAAAGACAGCCGCGAAGATGCCGAGGTATATCGCGAGCGTGCGATGGCGGATCCCGACTCGCAACACGACGAGCTGCACTGCCCCGAGAAGGGGCTGCTCGTCACCATCGGTATCGATGTGCAGCACAACCGCTTGGCCGTAATCATTCGCGCCTGGGGGCGCGATGCAGAAAGCTGGCTGATGTACTGGGGCGAGATTGCGGCCGAGCGCCGCACAGCAGACGAAACCGATGCGGTTTGGTCGGCGCTTGATGACTTGGTGTTCAGGCCCTTCAAGCATGCGAGTGGCACGGCTATCTATGCCTCGGCAATCTCCATTGACTCATCCGACGGCACCACCAGCGAGGCGGTGTTGAACTGGGTGCGCAGTCGCAGCAAGAAATACCCGAGCGTGCTGCTAATGGCGATTAAAGGGTCGTCCAGCGTCGACCCAGAGATATTCACGCAGCCCCGTGCGAAGAGCTTGGATCACCGGCGCCCCGACAAAATGACCAAGGCAGACCGCCTTGGCGTGAAGTTGTATTTCGTTGGCACCAACAAAGCAAAAGACCTGATCAGCACCAGCATGGGTTTTGAGGGTAGCGGCCCCGGCCGCTTCCACTACTACAACCCAGAACAAATGCGCGCTGACTACTTCGAGCAAATGACCGGCGAAGCAAAGATACCGTCGCGTCGGCTCAAGGGTCGCAAAGTGTGGGAGCAAAAGCCGGGGCGGCCAGTAGAAGCATGGGACTGCGAAGTCTACGCACTGCATGCCGCGAGAGCCCGCCGAGTTAACCAGCTGCGGCCATCGCAATGGGACGACATGGAGCGGCAGCTCCTGCAAGCCAACCTCTTTGATCAGGCTGGCGCGCTAATAGCCAAAGACATTGACGACGCCAAACCAACCGCGCGGCGCAAATCAAACTACTGGGATCGGTAATGGCATATACCCAAGAACACGTCGATGCACTCAAAGAGGCGATTGCCCTGGGTGCCACCGAAGTCACGCACAACGGTAAAACGGTGAAATATCGCAGCTTAACCGAAATGCGCTCAGTGCTCCGTTCGATGGAGGCTGAGCTGCAAGCCAGCAGCCAAAGCCGCGCACCGCGTTACTACGCACCCACATTTGATAAGGGTTATCAGTAATGAATCTGCTCGATAAGAGCATTGCTGTTTTCTCGCCTCAGCGGGCTCTTAGTCGGGTGCGCGCGCGTGCCCAGATTAAAATGCTGGATGCCCAAAACGGCTACGATGCTGCCGGAAAGGGGCGGCGCAACACCTGGATGCGCGGCAGCGACACCAGCGCCAATGCCGAGATACGATCCGGCTTGCCGCTGTTGCGTGCCCGTTCGCGCGAGCTCGTGCGCAACAACCCCTACGCGGCAGCGGCTGTAAGGGTCATCACAACCAACACCGTGGGCACCGGCATTCGCCCTTACGCAACCGGCAATGCAAAAAAGCGTGTTGAAACTGCGCAGCGCGAAATGAACCTGTGGGCCAGTAATACCCTTGCTGACTACGACGGCCTGCACACCCTCTACGGCATGGAAGCACTGGCCATGCGCACCCTGGCTGAGTCGGGTGAGGCGCTTATTGTGCGGCAATTCAAGCGCACGCCGGGTTTGCGTGTACCCCTGCGCTTGCGTGTGCTGGAGGGTGACTATCTTGACCACAACAAAAATGAGCGCAGAGCCAGCGGCGAGCAAACTATTCAGGGCGTCGTGTTCGGCAAAGATGGTGAGCGTAAAGGTTATTGGCTGTTCGACCAACACCCGGGTGAGCGCAGTGGTGCGCTAGCAACCAGCCGCTTTGTCTCGGCCGATCAGGTGATCCACCTGTTTGAAGTGCTTCGCCCAGGGCAGGTGCGCGGCATTCCGCGTGGTGTTGCCGCCTTTATGCGAATGAAAGCGCTCGATGACTTTCAGGACGCTCGCCTAGAGCAGATGAAAGTCGCGGCATGCTTTGGTGGCGTGATTAAAAACGAGGATCAAGACGCGAAAGGCGGCTTGCTTCCCGAGCGGCTGGAGCCTGGTATGTTCCCCGAGCTGGGCTACGGGCAGGACGTTATCTTTAACAACCCGCCGGCGGTGAGTGGGCACGCGGAATATGTAAACGAAGAACAGCGCGCCATCGCCATTGCGTATGGAGTCAGCTATGAGTCGCTCACCGGCAACTTGCGCCAAGTGAACTACTCCAGCGGCCGCATCGGCTGGCTGGAATTTCAGCGCAACATCGACCAATGGCGCGGCACCTTGCTAATCCCCCGGTTGTGTGGGCGCGTTGCCCAATGGTGGAGCGAGGCTGCCATGCTGGCAGGCATTGATACCACCGGCGTTGAATGGGGCTGGACCCCGCCACGGCGCGAACTGCAAGACCCAACGCGAGAAATTCCCGCCATGATCCTGGCGGCGCGCGCGGGCTACGAAAGCCTGTTCGACCAGATCCGCTCGCGAGGCGGCGACCCCGAACAGGTGATGGACGAAATCAAAAAGCTCATCGACCTGCTCGACAAAAATGGCTTCACGCTCGATACCGACCCGCGTCAGCCGGGCAACGGCCAGCGCCAGCAAGATGAAGGTGAGGACGATCCAGTGGTCGAGGCAGCCATGGCGCTACTGGAAGGCATGGATAGTGAGAAAGCCTAATCGGCGAGGTGAGCTGGTCAGTCTTGCGGTCGCAGCCAAGGCGGTAAGCGCGCTGGCGGCGGCTGCAAACCTGCGCTGGCGAGGCAGCTACAGCAATGGTGCCGATTACCTTGCTGGTGATGTGGTGTTTTGGCAGGGCAGCAGCTACGTATGCGACAAGCCCAGCAAAGGCGTGCTGCCGAGCAACACAGACAACTGGACGCCGCTGGCGCTCAGGGGGGCGCAAGGCCCGGCAGGCCCAGCAGGCCCAGCAGGCCCTCAAGGCCTGAAAGGCGATACCGGTGATACCGGCCCAGCAGGCCCACAGGGGCTGAAAGGCGATACCGGCGACACTGGCCCGGCAGGCCCACAGGGGCTGAAAGGTGATACCGGTGACACTGGCCCAGCAGGCCCTCAAGGCCTGAAAGGCGATACCGGTGATACTGGCCCAGCAGGCCCGCAAGGGCTGAAAGGCGA